AGCAAACAAACAAGAAGTACAGATGGCATTGGATATGTACTTAGATAAATTATTTTCTGTTTTACGACAATCAAACTTTGATTTAGCAATGGGTGAATTTATTTTAGACCTAGCTGTTGGTACTGCGGTAATGTTAGTACAACCTGGTGATGATGTTAATCCTATTGTCTTTACTCCCGTTCCTCAGTATCTTGTTGCTTTAGAAGAAGGTCCTTACGGTTCTATTGATAATGTTTATCGTAGAATGAAAGTAAGAGGTGAAGCTATTCTTCGTCAATGGCCAGATGCAAGTATACCCGATCCTGTTTTAGAGTTAATGAAAAACAAACCAGGGGAAGATGTAGAATTATTAGAAGCAACTATTTACGATATGGAAATGGGTACTTATTGTTATCATGTCATCCATGAAAAATCACAATCAGAATTAGTGTACAGAGATATGGATAACAGCCCGTGGATTGTTAGTCGTTTTACAAAAGTGGCTGGTGAAGTGTACGGTAGAGGTCCTCTTGTATCCGCATTACCCGATATTAAAACATTAAATAAAACAAAAGAATTATTATTAAAGAACGCATCCATTGCTATCTCTGGTGTCTATACAGCAAGTGATGATGGGGTGTTAAATCCGCAAACAATTAAAATTGTACCTGGAGCAGTTATTCCTGTTGCAAGAAACGGTGGACCGCAAGGTGCTTCATTAGCCCCTCTTCCCCGTGCTGGTGATTTTAATGTAACGCAATTAGTTATTAATGATTTAGTCATTAGTATTAAAAAGATGCTCATGGATGAAAGCCTTCCTCCCGACAACATGAGTGCAAGATCAGCTACCGAAGTTGTAGAACGAATGAAAGAACTAGCACAAAATCTTGGTGCGTCTTTTGGTAGATTGATTACAGAAACAATGGTTCCAATTATTAAAAGAACATTAATGATTATGGATGAAAAAGGTTTAATTGAAATGCCTTTAAAAGTTAATGGCTTAGAAGTAAAAGTTATTCCTGTATCCCCATTAGCCAAAGCACAGAACATGGAAGAAGTAAATGAAGCCATGCAATTATTCCAAATGTGTCAAGCATTAGGACCTGGTGGTATGTCAACAGTTAAACCAGATGCGATTGCAGATTTCATCGCAGACAAATTAGGTGTCAGCTCAACTCTTCGTACAACAAACGAAGAAAGAGAAATGATACAACAACAAGCAATGCAAATGGCCCAAGCTCAAGCTATGCAAATGCAAGGTGGACAAGGTGGTCCTCCTGGTTCTCCTCCTTTAGAAGAACCCGCATCGGCAGTAGCGAATGAGGTGGGTGCTTGACGAAAAAGAAATACCAAAACCCTACAGGCGGATTAAATGATGCTGGAAGAAAACACTACGGTGTAAAAAAACCAATTTCATCTGGTACAAATGCACGAAGAGTTTCTTTTGCCGCAAGATTTGCTGGTATGAGTGGACCTATGAAAAAACCAGATGGTTCTCCAACTAGAAAAAATTTAGCATTAAAGAAATGGGGTTTTTCAAGTGTAGCGGCCGCCCGTAACTTTGCAAACAAAAATAAAAAAGTATGAAACAAAATACACAATCAGAACATATACAATCAATAAATGATCCTGGATGGCAAGGTGTTAATGCTAATGCTGTCAAGCTAACAAAAAATCAACACCAAGATCAAGATGAATTAGATCGTTTATACTTACGAGTTTTTACTACGAAAGATGGTGAAAAATTACTCAAGCATTTGCAAAGTAAAACTATTGATCAACCAGCGTGGATACCTGGGGCTGAACCTTCATTTGGTTATGCAAGAGAAGGACAGAACTCAATAGTTAGAGAAATAAAATCAAGAATAGAAAGGGTTAAAAATGGCTGAAGAAGCAATACAAGAAACACAACAAGATACAGGATTATTAGATGGATTAGCTAGTGAGGTAGTAGAAGATAATGCACCTAAAGCAAATGAAGAATTATCACACATAGATAAATCAAATGAACCAGCGACAATAGCAGAGGATGGTCAAGAGCCAGAGGATGTAGAATACGAAAGACCAGATTTTATTCCAGAAAAGTTTTGGGGGGATGACGGACCAGAGTTAGAAAAGTTAGCTAAGTCGTATACAGAATTAGAAACACAATTTAAACAAGGTAAACACAAAGCACCTAAAGAATATAATACTGAAGTATTCTCTGATAAAAATCTTTCAATGGATGATCCTACAGTAAAGACATTTCATGATTGGTCTTTAAAGCATGGTATTACCCAAGGTGCGTATGATGAATTAGCCCAGGGCGTGTTATCTATTACGGAAGCTAATACAGAAGATACAAAGTTTGCAAGAGAACAAGAGTTAAAAAAATTAGGACCTAATGCTGATCAATTAGTTGCTGGTATCCGTGATTTTGCAAAAGGCTTAGTACGCAAAGGTGTATTGGGTGCGGATGACATGAATGAGTTTCAAGCAATGGCTGGAACTGCTGATGGTATAAAAGTATTAAATAAAATTAGACGGTACTACGGGGAACAAACTATTCCTACTCAATCTGTTGACATAGAAGGACAACCTTCTGGTGATGAACTTAATTCGATGATTGCTGATCCACGATATTTAACGGACCCAGCGTATAGAAGTAGAGTAGAAAAAGCATTTGAGAAAGCCTACGGTGGATCGGTGAAAGCACCTGTTGCATAATTGTTGACCTTCACAAATTTTTTATAATATGAAATAGATTTCTAAGATCGACAACCATATTTTTTATGGCCGAACATTTATATATTCAGCCGAGTTAATCGAACAACTGAAATCAAACTTATTAATTAAAAGGGAAAGATATTATGTCTTTAACATTATCTACTGCTTATGTTACTCTTTTTGATTCTGAAGTTAAACAGGCTTACCAAGCATCAAGTGTGCTTCGTGATACTGTTCGATTAAGATCGGGAGTAGAGGGCAATACTTATAAGTTTCCTAAAATTGGTAAAGGTAGTGCTACATTAAGAGTACCTCAAGCGGACATTACGCCATTGGGTGTTGCTCACAGTCAAGTATCTGTATCTATGACAGATTACTCTGCTGGTGAATATAGTGATATTTTTATGCAAGCAAAGGTAAACTTTGACGAAAGAAGAGAACTAGTAGAAGTAGTTTCAAAAGCTATTGGGCGTAGACTTGATCAAATGATCATTGATGCGATTGATGGTGCTGGAACATCTTTAACTGTAGCCAATTCAATTGGTGGTTCTAATACTAACTTAAACGTTGATAAACTTTTAAAAGCGAAGCAACTAATGGATACGAAAAACGTACCAGCGGAAGATAGATTTATTCTATGTCACGCTAAGAGTATGCAAGGTCTATTAGATGAAGCTGATGTAAAGTCTATTGACACAAATACTGTGCGTGTTCTTGCAACAGGGTCCATTGATACATTCCTTGGTTTCAAATTTATTACTATTGGTGATAGAGATGAAGGCGGTCTAGCTGTTGATGGTTCTTCTGATAGAACGGTATTAGCATGGCATAAATCTAGTGTAGGTTTAGCCGAAAATATGGCACAAAAAACTGAAATCAACTACATACCAGAAAAGGCATCATTCTTAGTGAACTCTATGTTCTCTGCTGGTGCTGTTGGCATTGATGCTGAAGGTATTGTTGAGATAACTTGTAGGGAGTCTTAATATGGCCTTTTCAATTGACGGATTAAATCCGATTGGTGGTAATAGCCGAGCTGGTACTGCACCAGCTATGTGGACTTATACTACTACAGATAGTACAGCGGATATGAATACTGCTGGATATTTCAATACTGCAAGTGACCTATTGAAAGTGGGCGATATCATGTTTTTATATGATAGCGATGCACCAACAATGGTAATTTCTATTGTCTTATCTAACGCAAGTGGCGTTGTAGATGTGAGTGACGGTACAACTATTGCTGTTACTGACTCAGACTAAACTTAATTAACGAGGGGGCTTCGGCCCCCTTTTACAAAAGGATATTATGGCTAGTGGTGATACAGATGTGGGAATATGTGCTGATGCTCTAAGGATGCTTGGGGCTAATGTTATCACCTCTTTTACAGATGGCACAGAAGCAAGTGGACTATGCCAGGCTTTATATCCCGACATAAGAGATTCAACATTGACTATGTATAAATGGTCATGGGGTACAAAGAAAGTTGTCTTAGCACAATCAACTACAACACCAATAAATGAATGGAAGTATGCGTACCCTCTTCCAGCCGATGCTATAGCGGGAAATCCTATTGCTGTTTTTAATACATCAAATACTTTTACTCATCCTATACAATCATTTGAAATATACGGTAATGAATTGTTTACAAATGAAACAACTATTTACATAGATTACGTTTACCGAGTTCCAGAAGATTTAATGCCAACATACTTTGTGCAATTAATGAAATACATGATGGCGTGGCATTTAGCAGAACCAATTACTGATCAAACAGAAAAGGGAAACTACTGGCGTAATATTGCTTTAGGTGGTCCTTCAGAAAATAATCGTGGTGGTTATTTTAGACAAGCAATGAATATAGATGGCAGAGGAAATCCTCCTCAAGCAATAGTAGATTTTCCATTAGTAGAAATTAGAAAATAATGAGTAGAGTTACGAGCTTTCAGTCTAACTTTACAACAGGTGAGATTGATCCCCTATTAAGAAGTAGAACCGATATTAAACAATATTATAACGGATTATCTTCTGCAACAAATGTTTTAGTGCAACCTCAAGGTGGAGTTACAAGAAGGCCTGGACTTCAGTATGTAGGAACTATACCTTCTGCGTCTAATCCGCAAAGTGGATGTCGTTTAGTACCTTTTGAATTTTCAACAACACAATCGTATATGCTGTTGTTTGTTAATAATAGAATGTATGTTTACAAAGGCGGTGTACTACAAACAGGGATTAATGGTGGAAGTGATGATTATTTAACAACAAGTATTGCTTCAGCAAATATTGGTACAATGAATTGGACACAGTCTGCTGACACATTAATTATTGTGCAAGAGGACATGGCCCCTAAAAAAATAGTTAGAGGTGGATCACATAGCACCTGGACTATTAGTGATATTAGTTTTGACTTTACACCTAAGTATGCTTTTACTTTATCAACTTCTGAACCTTCGGGAACACTAACACCTTCCGCTGTTGATGGTAATGTTACACTAACAGCTTCGGCTAGTGTTTTTGCAAGTGGTAATATTAATGATTATGTCGAAGCAAAAGATGGAATAGGTAGAGCAAGAATAGTTGATTTTACTTCAGCAACTTCTGTTAAGGCAATTGTGGAAGTACCGTTTTTTTCTACGGATGCTTTAGCAAATGGTGATTGGATTTTAGAAACAGATTATGTAGATGCCTGGTCTGGTACTTACGGGTATCCACGGTCCTGTGTATTTCATGAAGGGAGATTATACTTTGGTGGAAGTAAAACATTACCAACAGGTGTGTGGGCTTCTAGAGTAAATGATTTTTTTGATTTTAATCCTGGTGAGGGTTTAGATGATGATGGAATATTTTTTACTATAGACACAGATCAAATGAACGCCATTAACGGTATTGTTAGTGGAAGAGATTTACAATTATTTACAAAGGGTGGAGAATTTTATTTACCCCAATCAGACCTAAATCCTATTACACCTTCTAATGTTGTTGTAAGACCATCAACAAGAAGAGGAAGTAAAGATGGGATACGCCCTGTTATAGCAGAGAGTGGTACATTATTTATTCAACGGTCTGGTAAATCATTACGAGAGTTTAACTTTTCTGATGTAGAGTTATCTTACATTTCAAATAATATTTCTTTACTATCATCACACTTACTTAAAGCACCCAGCGATATGGCTTTACGAAGAGCAACATCGACAGATGAAGGGGATTTACTATTAATTGTCAATGGAACAGATGGAAACCTAACAACATATTCTATTCTTAAAGGACAACAAGTAGTAGCCCCCTCTTCTCAAACAACCGATGGTGATTTTATTAATGTAGGTGTTGATGTAGATACAACATACTTTGTTATCAAACGATCTATTAATGGTTCTACTGTTTACAATGTAGAAAAATGGAATGATGATTTTACGTTAGATAGTGCTGTACAATATTCTTCGGTAGCGGGAAACTTACCTGGTAGTACATCAATATCGGGATTAACACATTTAGAAGCAAAGTCAGTTAAAGTAATTAATAACGGAAGAACACTAGCGGATGAAACTGTATCCTCTGGTGCTATAACATCTGATGAAACTCCAGCAACCTACATTGAAGTAGGATTAGATTACACACCAACAATTACAACCATGCCTGTTGAAACACAGTTACCTAGTGGCACAATTATTGGCATGAAAAAAAGAATACTAGAAGCAACATTAATTTTATATTTAACAGAAAACATTACGCTTAACGGTAGTGATGTATCTGTAGAAACATTTCCTGTTACTCTTGGTAGTAATAATATTTTTACAGGGAAGAAAAGAATTATGCCTTTAATGGGTTATGATAACCAAGGGCAAATAACCATTTCACAATCAGCACCATTATTTTTTACATTGCTTGGTTTGGAATACAAAGTGAGTACGGGTCAATGAGTTTTTTTTGGACAGCAGTAGCAGTAGCGGGAACAGCAGTACAAGCCTATGGTCAAATTTATCAAGGTGAAGCTATGAAAGCATATTACGATGCACAAGCAATGACAAAAGAGTTTGAAGGTAAAGTAGAAGGCACAAAAGCAAAAGAACAAGGCAATGTAGCATTAGCTAATCTTAATGCAACTTTAGCAACAGCAGTAGCAAGGGCTGGTTCTGGAGGTGCTGGGTTTGAGGGATACTTAACAACATTAACGACATCTATGCGTAGGGCTGGTGGAGAAGAATTAAAACTAACACAATTGAATGAAAAATTTATTAAAGGCATGACTGTCTTTGAAGCATCGCAACTAAGACAAGCTGGAAAAGTAGCAAAGAAAACTGGATACATAAATGCTTTTGCTACGATGGCTATGCAAGGGGTGAGTATGCAACAACAAGGTATGTTTGAGAAAAAACCAAAAACTAAAACTCCAGGATAATAATGGCACAGATACCCGCATATAGAAAATTAGGCATACAAGGTTTTTCAGTACCAGGTACAAGTTTTGCTGGTTTGAAAGAACAAGCTAATATGTTCAATAGTCTTAATCAAAAGATTGGTTCTCTTGTTAGTTACGCTAATGAGCAATCATCTAAGCAAATAATGAGGGATGCTGAAAAGTTTGCTGTAGAAAATCCTATTAGTGTAGATCATTTTTATGAAGCTAATCCAGCAGAGAAAGCTAAGTTACTAAAAGAGAGAGGGGCCAATGATGAAACAGTCAAAGGTCAAACTATCAAAGCAACATTAATGAATTTATTATCTACGGATATAGTCATCAAAGCTAAAACACAATTAAATCAAATTTATGATGAAAGTGTAGAAAACTTTTTTGATCCAACAGTTGCAATAAAACCCGATGCAGATAGTGTAATTAAAAAACTTAATGCTACTATACAAGGGTACACAGACTCACTAATAAATATTGATCCCGCTACAGCGATTAAATTAAAAGCAGAACTAGGTATTGCTGGTAACACACACTTACGAAATTTTTCTAAT